TAAAGTGATTCGGGCAAAATATGCTTTGTATTATCCACCGGATACTGCGGCAGCATTTATCTGGCTGAAGAACCGCCAGGGATGGAAGAATGAATCGTCCGGTGGTGAGAATAGCAAGGGCATCATCGCCGCCTTTATGGCATCTTTGAAAGCCGATGAACAGGCCGATGAAAAGCCTAAGCCTGGCGCCTAAGCAACTGCAATCGTTCCGGGAATCTACGGCGCAGATCAATATCTGGGCTGGGAGTGTGAGGTCAGGGAAGACCTGGGCGTCTTTATTTCGCTGGATTGATTATATCATCAACGGGCCGCAGGGTGCGGATCTGGTGATCCTGGGCAAGACGACAGGCACCATCGAACGCAATATTATCGAGCCGATGCAGAAGTTGATCGGCGGGGATCTGCATTTTATCAAGGGCGGCAATCCCTATCTGCGACTCTGGGGAAGGCGCATCTGGATATTGGGCGCCAATGATGAGCGGGCTTATCAGAAAATTCAAGGGCCGACGTTCGCGGGGATCTACGGCGATGAGATCACGACCTGGCCGGAGTCTCTCTGGGAGATGGCCTTGTCGCGCATTTCAATTGAGGGAGCGCAGGTCTTCGGCACCACGAATCCAGACGGCCCGGCGCACTGGCTAAAAAAGAACTGGCTGGATCGCAGCGGTGAACTTGATTTGAAATCGTGGGATTTCCGGCTCAGCGATAATCCCTATTTGCCCGTTGGATTCGTAGAGAATCTCAAAAAGCAATATGTCGGTCTCTGGAAGAAGAGATATATCGACGGCCTCTGGTGCCTGGCAGAAGGCGCGATTTATGATTTCTTCGATGAGGCGATTCACGTTATCACGAAATTGCCGGAGGCGCAATACCACATCGTCGGTGTGGATTACGGCACGGGGAATCCGACCTGTTTCATCCTCTTCGGGGTGAACCGAACGGCCAAGGTGCTGCCGAAGGTCTGGGCGATCAAGGAGTATTACTGGGATTCAAAAGCGCGCAGCCGGCAGAAGACGGACAAGGAATATTCGGATGATTTGAAGGCGTTCCTGGGGCCAATCGTGCCGAGGGCGATTTACATAGACCCATCAGCGGCGAGCTTCAAACTGCAATTGAAACGGGATGGGATCGGCGCGCTGATGGACGCCGACAACAGCGTGATTGACGGCATTCGGACTCAGGCGCGGATGCTGGTGTCGGGGGAATACCGGGTGGGATCGGCCTGCCGGCAGACGATAGACGATTACTCGAATTACGTCTGGAACGACAAGAAGGCGCGCAAGGGCGAGGACGCTCCGATCAAGCAGAACGATCACACGAAGGATGCGGAACGGTATCCTCTGCACAGTCACTTTGGGCAAGACATCATGGATTACAGCGTTTTAGCGGCCTAAACAAGTTTCACGCAGAGAACGCAGAGGCGCAGAGAGGATTTAAATGGCAGAAGAAACGAAGACAACGGAATTGGCGCGGCAGACGGCGGATATGGCGGCGGCGCCGATCAAAGGCTACGGCAAGGTGGATTCCTGGGCCAATGCCTACACGAATATGGGCATCCTGGGGAAAGATAAGAGAATGTCCACCTTCTACCAGGCCAATGCGATTTTGCCGGAGGGGATTCTCACGGATCTATACCGTTCCAATGGGCTGGCGCGGCGCATTGTGGATCTGCCGGCCAAGGAGATGACGCGGGCCTGGCTGGAAATCGAGGGGGACAGCGACGGCAAGATGGTGGCGGAATTGGAGCGCATCAATGCGCGGCTGAAAATGCGGGAGATGCTGATCTGGTCGAGGCTTTATGGCGGGGCGGTGGCGGTGCTGATTACCGATGACGGGCAAAGTTTGGATGCGCCGCTCAACCGCAATGGGATGCGCCAGGTGCAGGGGATCAGTGTCTATCACCGCTTCCGATGCCAATGGATGGAGAGCGATCTGTATGGCGATCCGAGCCGGGCCAATTATTTGACGCCGCAATTTTATACGATCTATCCGATTGACGGCCGCAATAGTTTTCGGGTGCATGAGAGCCGCGCGCTGCGTCTGGATGGGGCGCTGGTGCCGGACTGGGAACGGCTGATGAACCAGGGCTGGGGCGATAGCGTTTTGCAGTCCTGCTATGAAGAATTGCGCCGCGTTGGTGAGGGCTATGCGGATTCGGAATTCATTCTGGGCGAATTTATTACTTCGGTATTCGGCATCAAGGGCTTTGTTTCGATGCTGGCCACGAGGGAGACAGCAGAGGAGATCAAGCGGCGGCTGGAGTTGCTGGATCTATCGCGGCATCTGCTCCACGCTATGATGGTGGATGCAGACGGGGAGACTTATGAGAAGCACGCTTCGACGATTACGGGGGTGCCGGAGCTGCTGGATCGTTTTGCACAGGCGCTGGCCGGGGTACTGGGCTGGCCGGTAACGGTGCTGATGGGGAGGTCGCCGGCGGGCTTGAATGCGACGGGGGAGAGCGACATCCGCAATTGGTATGACATGCTGGCGGCGGAGCAGGAAGACAAGTTGACGCCGTTGGTGCGGAGGTTGCTGCAATTTTTGGGCGGGCAGAAGGATGGCCAGGGCTTGAAGGAATTCGCAGAAGCGAAGATCATCTGGAAGCCGCTCTGGCAGATGACGGAGAAGGAGACGGCGGATCTGCGCAAGACGACGGCGGAGGCGGATGTGATCTACGTGCAGAATGGAATTCTGGATGCGGACGAGGTGGCGCAATCGCGATTTGGCGGGGATCGGTGGTCTGCGGAGACGACGCTGGATGATGAGATTCGCAAGACGATGAAGGAGGAACGCGAGAAGGCATTGCAAGAAATGTCAGATAACCCACCGCAAGCGGTGGGGCACTCCTCGAATGCCACCGTGGAGCCGGTGGCGGATGAAGAAAAGGGATTCAAAAGATTCTGGCGCAAGATTATTGACGCGGTGGAAAAGGAATGACCGGCTGAATAGAATAAATTAAAGGAGATTAGCCATGAGGATCAAATTTGGATCAATCGTAAAAGACCCAATCACGGGATTTCAAGGCATTGCTGTTTCGCGCCATGAATACCTGACGGGCTGTACCAGGATCGGTGTGCAGAGTCAAAAGCTGCATGACGGCAAACCGATTAATCCTGAAACTTTCGACGAACCGCAGCTTCAGGTTTTGGGAGAATTAGATTTGGCAAACCCAGAATCTGCCAAGGACAATCTGAATGGGGGGCCACGCGAAACTCCCGGCCCGAAATTTATCCCATCACGATGATCCGGCTGAATTTATTGCAGCGGTTGAACCGCAAGCGGCGAAAGTTGCGCAAGCCACCGAAGTGGCTGTTCCCAAAGCCGATGGAGCGGGAATATCTGCGGGGGCTGCTGGAATTGCTGCAGCCGCTGGAGGCGGCGGTGGAGGAGATTCTGTTGCCGGAATTGGCGCGGCTGGAGCGGGAGGTGAGCGGGCCGAGGCCGGATGGAATGTCGGGGTCAGGGGCGACCCCGACTATGAATTTGGATCTGCGACGACAAGATGATTGGGTGGATGATGTGCCGAAGCTGATGCAGATGATCAGCTTGCAGATGGGGACGGGATACGAGGAGGGGGCATCGGCTTTGGCTATTGACATCGGGCAGAAGACGAGCCGTTGGAATAGCGCGCAATGGCAGCGAATCTTGAAGGCAGTGCTGGGAGCGGACGTGTTCCGGTCGGAGCCGTGGCTGGCTGAGACGCTGAAAGGATTTGGCGCTGAGAATGTGGCGCTGATCAAATCTATTCGCGATCAGTCGGTGCGGAAGATTGAGGGGATGACGATGCGCGCGCTGCAGGCGGGGACTCGGCACGAGCAGCTCGCGAAGGATATTCGGGAAGAGTATGGCAATGGCAAAAAGCGCGCGGCGCTGATCGCCCGGGACCAGGTGGCGAAGCTCAATGGCAATCTGACGATGCTGCGGCAGAAGAATGCGGGGGTGAAGCATTATGTCTGGCGGACTTCGATGGATGAACGGGTGCGGCCGAGCCATGCAGCTCTGGAGGGGAAAGAGTTCGCCTGGACGGGGGCTCCGGCGCCACCGGAGGGGCATCCGGGGCAGCCGATTCAATGTTTCCCCGGCGATTCAAATCTGATGATGGCTCTTGATGGTAAAAAACTTTTCCGGCGCTGGTATAGCGGTCCATTGACCACGATCATTACGGCTTCTGGTGAACTTCTCAGAGCAACACCGAATCATCCAGTACTCACGAGCGCTGGATGGAAGCCGATCCAATTCATAAATGAAGGCGAGTATCTCATCGCAAAAATGGCCGATGAGCGCGGGGTTGCTGACGTAGAGAACTCTATACCCAGCATTGAGCAAATCTTCAATTCGTTTGCGTTCATAGGGGCTAAAACGGTGAGCCTCCCCGGTTTTGGTCTTCAATTCCACGGCGACGGAACCGATAAGGAAGTCCAGATTATAGATTTGGACAGCTTTTTGCCAAACATGATCAATGCAACGGCTGATCAGAAAATTACGGAACTCCTTTTCCCCATAGCCAATTGTGTGATGCTTGAAGATATTTTGCTTTATGATGGCATCATTCACCCTATAATCAAGAGTTTTGGTGCTGCCCCGGACTGCTTCATGCGCGGCGCGAGTAAGTTGCTTGCGCTCTTCGGCACTGAGTCTGCCCATCCGAAGGAAATTCGCCTGGCTGCCATTGCGAGGATTGATGCCGCGCTCCATGAGGCGTATCCGAATGGAAGTTCTTGTAGCGCCATGCTTCTTGGCAATGGCTTGTTCACTGATTCCAGCGAGATAATCGGCGACAATCGCCTCGAGGGGAAGATCTTTGCGATTTACCGATGGACGGCGCTTGCCCTGAGTAGTATCAATGCCGCGTTGCCGGAGCAACTTGCTAAGGCGATCTGGGTTGCACCGCAGTTCCTTGGCAACGTCTTTGAGCATCATGGGACGCTTTATCATTGCGACCGCGTGGTCAATAAATTCAGTCGTGAATTTTCGGATCATGTTTTTAACCTCGAAACGGAGAAGGGTTGGTTTTGTTCAAAAGATAATCAAAGCACCGGCAAAAGTCAAGGAATAATTGTAGGAAATTGCCGATGCACGAGTGAGCCATCATTTAAGGAACTGTTCGAGGAGATGGGATGAAGGCGCGGGAGGCGATAGATGGGATTGGGCGGATTCTGCTGGACCGGATGCAGGAGGGATTCACCGGCCAGTTGGTGATTCGGGTGGAATATTCACAGGGGGGGATTCGGTCGGTGAAGGCGGCGTCGGAACCGGAGTATGATGAAGTGCATGTTGGGCAACCCACAGCAGAGCTGTGGGGCACCCCAGGATCTGCATAAAAAATAATTTGCAAATTTATTTACTTGGGGATTTTGGCGTAGTATCTTGGGCGCATTCACTGGGAATCAACACGGCCCTAAGGTAACTCTTCGCGCAACCAACGACTGTTGGTAGGAAGCTCTTAGGATTCCGGCAAGCCCCAGTCCGAGATCGGTGAGGAAAGAACTCATCGGGATCGGGCTGGGGCTTTTTCGTTTTGGGATGATGGGGATGGAAAGAGAGCAACTCTACGGTCAGGCGGGGATTATTCTGGCGAAGATGGACAGGCTGATACGGCATGATCCGGCGCCGAGCGATAATCTGCTGGCGGCGCGGGACCGGCTGGCGGCTTATCGCGATGAGGTGCGGCCGCCGATCCATGAGACGGAACGAGCATACCGGGAGGATTGATGCCGGCACCAAATAACCCACAGCAAGCTGTGGGGCACCCTGTCACCCTGGGGATGGTATGACAAAAGTGAAACGCTTTGATCGCGGGGAATTTCGCGGGGATTGGGCTTACCGGACGGCCGAGGGTTACATTCGCGGCGAGGCGGTGGTGACTCGTTCCGGCGTTTTCACTTATCAGAATGCGGATGGGACGCCGCGCTATGAACTGCGGCACCCGGACGATGTTTTCGCGGCGGTATCGCTGGATACGCTGAAGATGATTCCGATGGTGAACGGGCATCCGCAGATTATGCTGGTGACGGCAGAGACGGCGAAGGAATTACAGATCGGTTTTGTGGGCGAGACGATTCGCCCGGATGGGGCGCTGGTGATAGCGCCTCTGGCTATTACGACTCAGGACGGGGTGCAGGCGGTGAACAACGGGCGGCGCGAACTGTCGCTGGGCTATGAAGTGGATCTGGTGGAAGAGAAGGGTAATTACGGCGGGCAGCCTTACGACTATCGGCAGACGAATATTCGTTATAATCATTTGGCGTTGGTGGATATGGCTCGGGCGGGGGCGGTGGCGCGGCTGAATCTGGATGGCCATCAGGCAGAGCCTTGCAGCGTCGCCCGGGCGGAATGCGCGGGGCATCCGGGGCCATGCTCTGGAAAACAAAAAAGAAATGATGATCAAGATATTAACGGAGGGAATATGGTGAAGATCACCATTGACGGGATCCAGTATGACGCGGCGCCGGAGGTGGCGCGCGCGCTGGAGAAAATGCAGGCAGAGCGGGACGGTTTCAAGGCGAAGTTGGACGCGCTGAAGGAGATCACGCTGGAGGATGGCAGCAAGGCTCGCGGGGATGGCGCGGCAGCGACGGCTATCGAAAAGCTGAAGGGGGATCGGGACGGGCTGAAGACGAAGCTCGACGAGGCGCAGAAGGCGTTGGGGCCGGAGAAGATCGCCGACGCGGTGAAGGCGCGGGTCCGCATTGAGAAGGCAGCGGCTGCGGTGCTGGACGGGGAGACGCTGAAGAAGCTGGACGGCATGAAGGACATTGAGATTCAGCGGGCGGTGATTCTGGCGGTGACGCCGGAGCTTTCGCGCGCGGATCTCAAGACGAAGCTGGATGGCGCGACGGAGGCTTACGTGCAGGCGCGCTTCGATGCGGTGGTGGAGGATTTGCCGGATCGGGATCCGAACGCGGCGGCAGGGCAGCGCGCGGCGGCGAGCGATGCGCTCAGGGTGGCGAGCGACGGCAAGAACGATCCGGATAAGGCGCGGGCGGATTACGTGGGGCGGCTGACGGGCGCCTGGCAGGAGCCGGAAAAGAAGTAAGTCCCCACAGTCCCGCCGAAGCGGGATGGGGCACCAGCAGATTCCGGACTGAGCCGGAATGACATGACAATTTTAAAAAGAAAATAAGCAGGAGGGGTGGGATATGTCGCAGACTTCATACGAAATAGCGCCGGCGGCGGGGCAAGCGGGGTTGCTGGCGGACAGCTCTTTCATGGACAAGAAGACGCTGGTGGCGCAGGAACAGATCAGCCCGGGGTTGGGGGTGGTGAAGGTGGTGGGCAAGGACAATCGCTGCCGGCTGCCGGTGGCGAACATCGTTACCATTACCAACAGCGGCGGGACCTGGACGGCGGGGAACTGCACGATCACAGTGAATGGGATCACGCAGACGGTGACCTATGACACCGATAAGGCCACGATGATGGCGAAGGTGGCGACGGCATTCCAGAATACCCAGGCAGTGGCGACGGCGGTCTACAATGGCTCAGCGCATACGATCGTCATCACGGCGGTAGACAATGAAACGATTGCCTGTTCGATGGATATCACGGGCATCACGGGGACGATGACGATCAGTTCGACGCTGAGTTCCTCGGGCGATACGGCACATGGGATCAGCGTGCTGTCGGGGGCGATGGCGCAACACGGCGGCGGGCAGGTGCAGGTGCTGGACAAGGCGGTGATCACGTTCGCGGGGGATGCGCTGACGACCAGCGACACGATCATCGTGACGATCAATGGGGTGACTCTGGCGACGATCACCTACGCCACATCGGAGGCGGCTACGCTGCAGGCGCTGGCTTCGCTGATCGAGGCGGTGAACGGAGTGGCATCGGCGACGGTGGCAAGCCGGACGATCACCATTCTGAACAATCCGGGGTTGCCGCTGCTGATCAACAGCGTGGCGGTGGATGACGACACGGTGGCCTCCGTCCAGGTGACGGCTTCGGTGGCGCACAGTTCGCAGTCGGCTTCGATCGGGGCGGTGTGGTATGCGGCCACGGATCCGGTGCCGGTGCTGCGGCGCGGGCGGATTTACGTGACGGTGGAGCAGGCGGTGACGTCGGATGATCTGGTTTACGTGCGCATCATCGCGAGCGGGACGTATGTCCGGGGCGGATTCCGCAAGGATGCGGACACGGACAAGGCGGCTCGTTGGACGGCGGCCAATTACGTCACGTCGGCGGCGGCGGGGGGCGTGGCGGTGGTGGAGATCAATCTGCCGTAAAGGTGGAATCTTTGCGATGAGGTTTAGTCCCACCCCAAGGGGTGGGGCACCAAGAAATTAACAATATCGAAATAAATACTTGGGGAGGGATAGAGCATGAGGATTCGACACGATCTGATGCAGCCGCACCTGGACGCGAATGAGAGTATTTTCTTCGCGCGCGAGATGGAGCACATCATGGCTCAGGCGTTCGAGACGAAATACGCGGAGCTAAAGGCGACGCGCTTTTTCCCGGTGCTGACGGAAGCGGGGCCGGTGGCGGAGGTGATCACCTACCGGATGTTCGACGAGGTGGGGATGGCGAAGCTGATCCATTCCTATTCGGACGACTTCCCGCGGGTGGATGTCAAGGGGAAAGAGGTCAGTTCG